ACCATAAATTAGGAGATGAATAATGTCTGTACAGCAATCCGTTCGCTCGTACTTAGGTATTGCTAAAGAGGCAACCCGCGGTACGGCAGTAGCACCAACCGATTTCATTCCAGTAATGAAAGATGCTCTCAAGCCAGTGGACATTGTTGATCCACTTTATGACACAGGTTTGCGTGGCTCAAATGTTCTTAACTACAACTACATTCCAGGGCGTACACGCTCAACAGTAGATTACGGCGGCGCAGTATTTGCTGACACTGTTGGCTACGCAATTGCTGGTGTTCTTGGTGAAGTAGCAACAACAGGCGCTTCAGCACCTTTTGTACATGAAATTACACTTTTTAATAGCCTTGCTGTTGGTGGAGATGTACAACCAATCTCATACACACTTACAGATTTCTACGCTGTTGATGTTCGTTCATACCCAGGTTGCCAGTTTTCTGACTTTTCATTGAAGTTCAATGCTGATGGCATGCTTGAGTATGATGCTAAATCAACTGGTTTTGCATCAGAAGTTGTTGCAACACCGTCTCCATCATTTTCAACAGTTCTTCCTACACCAGTGTGGCGCGGTACTGTTTCAGTTGGAGGAGCAACTCTTGCAACAGCCATGACTGGCAACATTGACATGAAGCGCCCTGCAACACCTATTTATGGAATTTCAAACACACAAGATCCATACCAGGTATTTTTAGGGCCATTAGAAGTAACAGGAAAAATTACATTTGTTATGGACAATGACACACAGTTACTCAATTTCCTTAACAACACACAGCCTGCGCTTCAATTTGTTTGGAACTATGGTTCAGGTGCAAGTGAAGTAGGAATTGTTGCAACTCTTACTAAGGGTGCTTACACCACTGGCGTTATTGAGCGCGGTGAAGATTTTGTACAGGTATCTGTTGATTTCAACGCACAATCAAACACAACTGATGCTGGTGCTTCAGGTGGGTTCTCACCTATCTCATGGACGCTAATCAACGCAAAGCCATCAGGAACATACGCATAAAGTAGATCAGGGCGGCGGTGTGGTTGAGGGCGATTGCCTTCCCGCTCTCCCACACCGCTTGCTCTCTTTTTAGTATGATGTAGGAAGGCAAACCAACAGGAGGCAACATGTCTAAAGAAGTAACGCTACCGTCAGGGGCAAAAGTAGTTCTAAAAGATCCAACAACATTGCGTGTAAAAGATCGCAAAAATGTTATGCGCACCGCTGATAATGCGGTTGGCGGGGATTTAACAAAAGCGCTTGCATTAGGTGATGCGTTAATTGCCATGCTTGTTGAGTCATGGTCATTTGATTTAATTCCACCATCAATCAAAATGGAGTCATTAGATGAACTCACAATGTCTGATTATGACGCTTTGGTAGAACATACAAAAGATGCTCAAAAGTATCTGTTCCCTAACCTGGCTGAAACGCCGCAGACAGAGGCAGACCCAAAAGCGCCTGGCGAGAACTCCAACGCCTAAAATGGTTACTCAAGGGTGGGGAAAGGCATGAAGCCTTTTCCTATCCTGATGAGCATTGGTATTACTACCAAATGGCAGAGCGGTTTGGTTGGACACCTGAACAGGTAGATAACTTGCCCGCTGGTACAGCGGATTGGTTGATAGCAATTGCTAGAACCGTTGATGAAGTTAAGGCAGAAAACTGAGGAATTAAATGAGCGGCATTATCATTAAGAACCTCTCTGAAGTTCTCGCCGCTGTTAAAGGAACGCAATCTAAGATTGAACAAGGCGCGCAAATTGGAATTATGCGGGCTGGCCTTGCCGTGGAACGACAAGCAAAAATGAATTTTCAAGGTACACGCAGTTATGAAAAGCGTGTGAGCAGAAACGGTAGAGGCTATTTAGTTATTACACCGCCAAAACATCAAGGCGGATCAGGGCCAAATACAGTTACAGGTAATCTCAAGCGATCTATCAAAACTACATACCGTGTTGGATTTGGAAGTTACATTGCTGAAGTTGGCCCAACAATGATCTATGCCCGTCAGGTAGAAAAGGGCGGTGGCAATTGGCGTTCAGGGGTAAAATACCCTTACTTAGAACCTGCGGCATTGATGCTATTGAGAAATGGCACAATCAACAGAGTCTTTATGACCGCTGTAAAAGAGAAATTGAGGGGGTAACACATGGCCGATTTAATCCCCCCTATGTTAATTAAATTACAAGCAGATGTTAGTGAACTCAAAATTGGTTTGGCGCAAGCAGAAAACGCTCTTAAAGGCGTAGATAAATCTGTTGCAACTGCATCAACTGGCATGACTAATTTCATGAACAACATTAAAAAAGTTGGCGCAACAATGGGTGTTGCTTTTGCTGGCCAACAAATTGTGCAATTTGGTAAAGATGTAATCATGGCCGCTAGTGACATGAATGAGTCACTTTCTAAAGTTGGCGTTGTGTTTGGTCAGAGTTCAGATCAAGTTGTTGCTTGGTCAAAAAACTCAGCGCAGGCACTTGGTATCTCAAGCCAAAAGGCACTTGAGGCCGCTGGTACATACGGAAACCTTTTTCAAGCGTTTGGATTAGGCCAGGGGCAGGCTCAAGAAATGTCCACAAGCCTTGTTCAACTAGCCGCAGACATGGCCTCTTTCAACAATACATCTATTGATGATGCAATTCTTGCTTTGCGTTCAGGACTTTCAGGAGAAACAGAACCGCTCAAGCGCTTTGGTGTTGCTCTTAATGATGTGCGCTTAAAAGAACAAGCAATGAGCATGGGCTTAATTAAAACCGCAACAGGCCCACTACCAATTGCGGCTAAGGCTCAAGCGGCTTACGCGTTGATCTTGCATGACACAACACTTGCTCAAGGTGATTATGCGCGTACCGCAGATGGTGCGGCTAACACTATGAAATCTTTAGCGGCTGAATTTCAAAACGCAAAAGTTGCATTAGGTAATGCTTTGTTGCCTGCGTTTAAGGCGTTACTTTCAGTTCTTAAACTTATGGTTCCATTATTAACAGCCATTGGTAGTTTCTTTACAGAAAATGCTGATGCACTTAAAACATACGCAACATTTCTTTTAGCCGTGGCTGGTGGTTTTCTTGCCATTAAAACAGCAATTGTTGTAACAAGAAGCGCAATGGCCGCTTACAATCTTATTGTAACAGCACACAATGCTGGTATTAGCGTTGCTAAAATGCTTACCGCAGGTTTTAGAACACAGATGCTTCTACTTAATGCGGCAATAAAAGCAAACCCAATTGGTTTTCTTGTAACCGCTTTAACAGTTTTAGGTGCGGCTTTTGTTTGGGCATGGAAAAAGAGCGACACATTTAGAAGCGTTGTTGTTGCTGGCGCTCAAGGAATTATGTATGCGTTCTCAGGCATTTTGGGCGCTATCAGTAAAGTGCTTGGTGTTATTGGCAAGATCCCTGGTATGGGTTGGGCTAAAGGTTTATCTAAAGGCGCAGAAGATTTTGCAAATAAAATTAACATTGCTGGTAAGAATTTAGCCGATCTTAAAAATAAAGCGGCAGGTTACGGTGAAGGTGCATTTACTTACGGAAGCGGTAAAGGTAGCGGCGGTGGTGGAGGCACTGGCGGCGCAGGCGGTGGCGGTTTAGGTTCTAAAGAAAAAAGCAAATTAGAAGGCTATAAAAAAGATGTAGCAAACATTTACAAAGACATGAACGAAGTTATTGCTGACGCTCAAGAAAAAGCGCAAGAGGCTCTTGAGACACGCAATGAAAAAATGTTTGACGCGCACAAAAAGTATGATGCACGCGTTGCTCAACTTAACAAACAATTTGAAGAAGCAATGGCTGAAGCAAATAAGCGTTATGCAGAAGCAAGTGCAGAGGCTCAAAAACGCAAAGATAAGGCTGAAACAGAAGCCTACAAAAATCATAGAGAAGCGCTTGATAGTATTAACAAAGATTACAATGAAAAGAAATTGGATCTTGAAAAAAATCTTGCGTCAAAACTTGATGAAATTCGCAAGAAAGCATTTGACAAAACTAATGATTTAACAAAAGCGGCGGCTGAAAAACAAGCCAACATTATTCAACAGTCAATAGATCGCTTGCGTAATGCGTTTGCTTCTAAAACAGGATTTGATTTAGGAGATGCATTTAAGGGTGGCGCAGATAGCGCCGACAAACTTCTTGCTGATCTAAAGAACAAACTTAAAGCGGCTAAAGAATTACAGGCTAATGCCGCCGCTCTTGCTGGTGCTGGTTACAGCCAGGTGTTTATTGAAGAAGTTGTTAAGCAAGGCCCTGAAGCGGGTAACAAAATTGCTGAAGCGCTCAAGGCCGCTTCTCCTGAGGCAACAAAAGAATTACAGGCTTTGTATGGAGAAGTTGAAAATGTCTCTGCTCATGGTTTGGATACTCTTGCGCAGACAATGAACAGCGGCGGCAAACTTGCTACTGAAGAATTATTAAATGCTTTCAATCAAGTTTCAAAAGATCTTAAAGAGTCATTGCTGGAAGTTAATAATGAAATGCAAGCAAGCCTTGTTGAAGCACAAGATGCTTTTGCAGAGGCTATGGCTGAGGCTCAAAAGCAAAGAGATGAAAAACTTGCTGAGGCTGAAAAGGCTCTTACTGAAGCATTGGCTGAGGCTAAGGCTAATTATGATGAAGCAATGGCTGATGCTCTAAAAACTTTAACAGAGGCTAGAGAGGCCGCACAAAAGAACTTGAGCGAAGGACTTGCGGAGGCTCAGAAAGACCTTCAGGAAGCGCTCCTAGAGGCTCAAAAGGACTATGAAAAGGCTATTGATGAAATCAATAAGTCCACGCAAAAGAAACTTAATGATCTCATGGCCAAATTAAAAGAAGTGGCGGATCTTATTGCGCAAATTAGCAAGTTGGAAGCATCACTTGCTTTGAAAAACGCCCCTACATTTGCTCCTATTGTTGCTTCTAAACCTCTTACAACTACAGCCACAACTACAGCGGCTACAACGCAAACAACAATTACCCAAACATTTAACACTACTAAAGTAGATCCTTCAGATGTGCATTTAGCCGTAATAAGCGCAACTAAATACGGGCAGGCAATTACCATTCCTCAATCTGCAACAGCGGCTATTAAGACAGGCACAAGCGGCGGGTACACTACTCCTACAAGTTTTACTTCCACATACCGCTAGGAATAACTGATGACTACATTAAGCCAGGTTTATTCATTTGCTTTTAACAATCAGGTATTTGGCGGCGCTGGTTCTCCTTATCAAATTCTTAGCGTTGATGGCCTTGAGTCTTTGCCTGCTATCCGCAATCAAGATGATAACCGTGGCTACCATGACGGCATGTTTACAGGCCGCGATTTCTTGAGCGGTAGAACCGTCTCTATTATTTTTAATACTTTTGGTGATGCTGGTGGATCGGCGCAAACAAATTACAATACAATCCAAAGCGTTTTATTGCCTCAAACATCAGGCACTACACCGCTGTTCTTTAAGTTTCCTAACAGCCCTACATCTGAGCAATTTGTTGATGCCCGCGTACGCGCTTTGCGCACAAGCGTAGATCCTAATTACACCTACGGATACATTACATCTCAGGTTGATTTCTTCTGCCCTGATCCAAATTATTACAACAGCAATTTACAAACCGCCAACATGCTTATTAGTGCTGCTTTAGGGCGCACATACAACAAGACATTTAATTACACATACGGCGGCGGATCTGCAACAGTAACCACAACTATTAGCAACATTGGTTGGGCTACTACCTACCCAACAATTACAATTAACGGCCCTATTACAAACCCTGTTATTGGTAACAGCACAAGTGGCGATACGCTTTATTTCACAGGCACATACAGCGCTTTAGATGTTCTTGAAATTGATCTTTACAATCAGTTGATTACACTTAATGGTAATCCTGCGCGTAATCTTTTGATTTCAGGAACATGGTTTGATGCTCCCCCAGGAAACTCAAACTTTTTCTTTACAGGTACAGGCACTCTACCAGGCACTACGCAGGCTACCGTTTCTTGGTATTCTGCATACATTTAGGAGAATAAATGACGCTAAACACACCTCCATCATGGTTACAGGCTGGCTCGTACCCTGCCCAGTATGACCGCATCATTCAGCAAGCGCTGTATGCCACAACAGGCATTATTGGCTCTGCTTCATTAGCAGTTGCCGCAAACAGCCCTGCGGGTATGTCGGTACGCGTTGCGGCAGGTTGGGGCGCGGTTGTTGGAACTACAACAACAGACATGGGCGTTTACACATTTTACAATGATGCGCTTAACACTTTAACAATTACAACGGCAGATGCAACCAACCCACGCATTGACCTTGTATGCGCAACCGTAAGAGATGCTTTTTATTCAGGTGCGTTTAATGATGTTATTTTTCAAGTAGTCGCGGGAACGCCTGCGGGATCTCCTGTTGCCCCTGCTTTACCTGCCAACTCAATCTCTCTTGCAACCGTTGCGGTAGGCGCGGCTGTAACTCAGATTAACTCAGGAAACATTACAGACACCCGCGTTGCAACAACTACCAATTTGGCCACATCATTGCCTTCACAAGCAGGTAACGCTGGCAATTACTTAACTACTAACGGTACTATTGCTTCATGGGCTCCAGTAATTTCTGATCCAACACCAACCACATTCATGCTGATGGGAGCATAAAAAATGGCAACAACTTACAAGGTATTAGGGCAATCTGCACCTGCCGCAACAACACTAACAACGCTTTACACAGTACCCGCGGCTACTAATGCCGTGGTTTCAAGCATCACAGTTGCTAACCTTGCGGCAACGGCGGCAACATTTAGAATTGCTGTCCGCATTGCAGGTGCATCAATTGCTTCCTCACAGTACATTGGTTATGACATTACTGTTGGCGCATCAGATACAACCGTTTTAACAATGGGTGTAACTATGAACGCAACAGATGTTCTTAGCGTGTACTCATCAACTGCAACAGTTACATTCTCAGCGTTTGGTAGCGAAATTTCCTAATCATGGCAATGAAATCCGTCAAAAATGGCACACGCAGTATTAGCATGCTTGTTGGTAATGCGGCGTACATTCCTCCTGTTCCTGTTCAGTACCTTGTAATTGCAGGTGGAGCATCAGGCGGTTATCAAAATGCAGGTGGTGGCGGTGCTGGCGGTTATCGTTCATCTGTAACAGGTGAAAGTTCAGGTGGCGGAGGTAGTGCTGAAAGTGCGTTAAATCTTATAGTTGGAACTACTTATACAGTGACCGTTGGTGCGGGCGGTGCAGTAAAAACAAGTGGTACTGCTGGTAATCAAGGCAGTAACTCTGTATTTGCAACAATAACTTCATTAGGTGGAGGTTATGGAGCAGGTGCTAGTTATGCCGCTAATTCAGGTGGTTCAGGTGGCGGTGCGCAAGGTAATAACACTCAAACTGGCGCGGCAGGAACTTCTCTACAAGGTCGTAAAGGTGGTGACGGACAAAGTGCTACTGGAACTGGTGGTGGTGGTGGTGGTGCTAGTGGTCTTGGTCAAAACATTGTTGGTGATGGAACTGCGGGAGCAGGTGGCGCTGGTGTTTCTTCATCAATAACTGGAAGTGCTGTAACACGCGCTGGCGGTGGTGGAGGTGGAACTAACGGTAGTAACGGTGGTGCTGGTGGTACTGGCGGCGGTGGCGCAGGCGGAAACAACTCTACTGTTGGTACTAGTGCAACTGTAAATACTGGTGGTGGCGGTGGAGGCGGTGGAGGGTTTAACACAGGTTTTGATAACAGCGGTGCAGGCGGATCAGGTTTTGTAGCAATTCGCTACCCTGACACTTACGCATTAGCAACATCATCAACTGGTTCACCAACAATTACAACAACTGGCGGATTTAGAATTTATCAATGGACTGGAAGCGGGAGCATAACTTTCTAATGAGTATCTCTAGCGTAAAAACAGGTTTAATTGAAGATAGTATGTTAGTAAATAATGTTGCTTATTTTCCTGTTCCTGCAACTTTAGAGTCAATAACAATCGCTGGCGGCGGCGCAGGTGGTAGCGGTTCTTACAACGGTGGAGCAAACATTAAAGCAGGTGGCGGCGGTGGTGCTGGTGGTTTGAAATACAATTCATCATTTACCGTTACCGCTGGATCAACTTACACAATTACAATTGGTGGCGGTGGCACTGGTGGAGTAAATGTTATTGGCGGAAATGGTACTGCTTCTTCATTTTCTACTGAAACTGCAACTGCGGGTGGTGGCGGTGGTGGCGGTACAAGCGCAGGAGCCACAGGTGGTTCAGGCGGCGGCGGTTGTGGTGGTGCGCTTGGTAACAATAGCGCTGGATCAGGAACGGCAGGACAAGGTTTTGCTGGTGGAAGCGGCAACGGCAGTGACTCAACTGGCTTTGGCGGCGGTGGTGGTGGTTCAGGAGAGGCTGGCAACACAGACGGAAACGCAGAAGGCGGTGACGGTACAACTACTTACTCAACTTGGGCTACCGCTACTTCTTCAGGGTCAGGTGGCGCTTATGCAGGTGGCGGTGGTGGTGCTTTTGTTAATGGTAATCGCGGTGGTGGTGGACTTGGTGGCGGTGGTCGTGCGAGCAATGATGGCGCTGGCGCAGACGCAGGAACAGGAAATACAGGCAGTGGTGGTGGTGGAATGATGTACACAAGCACTGCAACCGCAGGAGCATCAGGTGGTTCAGGTATTGTAATTTTGCGTTGGCCTGACAGTTCTTTTGCTAGTTCAACAACAGGTTCACCTACACTTTATACAACTGGCGGATACAACTATTACAAATTCACAGGTTCAGGTACTATTACCTTCTAAGGAGAAAACAACATGGCACACTTTGCACAACTAAATAGCAACAATAAAGTTCTTCAGGTTATTGTTGTTGCTAATGCTGAACTCCTTGAGAACGGCGTTGAGTCTGAGGCTAAAGGCATTGCATTTTGCAAATCACTTTTAGGCGCAGATACTAAGTGGGTTCAGACTTCTTACAACGCAACTATTCGCAAGAATTACGCAGGCATTGATTACATTTATGATGCAGACAATGATTTTTTCTTTGCGCCACAACCTTATCCATCATGGGAATTAAACGCTGATGCTCAATGGGAAGCACCTGTTGCTTACCCAACAGACGGCAAGGCATACACATGGAACGAGAAGGATCTAACCTGGTCTGAGGTGGCGTAATGGCTTGCGTCAGTATAAAAAATAAAATTATTAGTAGGTCAATGTTGGTAGGTAATACTGCATTTAATCCAACTGCATTTGACTCTATTGCTACTTTAACACCTTCAGCGGGTGCAACATCTGCAACATTTACTTCAATTCCTGGAACTTACAAATCATTGCAAATCCGTGGAATAAATAAATCAAATTCAGGTGGAGCGACAGTATCTCTTAACATGCAATTTAATTCTGATACTGGAACTAATTACGGTATTCATACTATAAGTTCAGACGGTACTACTGTTAGTGCTTATGGACAAGGTGCATACAACTCAACACTTGGGCCATTAGGCGGTGGACAAACAAGTACATTTGGTGCGTTTATTTTTGACATTCACAATTATGCTTCATCAACTCAAAATAAAACTGTTCGTATGATTGGTGGAGTTGATGAAAATACATCAGGCGCATACATTCGCTTAGCCTCATCTGTTTGGGTAAATACATCTGCTATAACTTCTATAACTATGAAACCAGCAAGCAATTCATTTGGCGCTGGTACTACTTTTGCATTGTATGGGATAAATTAAATGGCACTAACTTATGACTCAATTGCTACCACTACTTTAAGTAGTGCTACTTCTTCTATTACTTTTTCTAGTATTAGTTCTGCTTATACTGATTTAAGAATTGTTTTAGTTGGTACTGTTACAAGTGTTGTTGATCTTATTATGCAATACAATTCAGACGCCGCAACTAACTATTCTTATACTCGTTTACAGGGTAATGGTGCGGCTGCATCAACAGACACCACTAACAACAATGGAAACATAAGAATAAGTTTTGGAAATCCAAGCACCTCAATACCGTTCATGATTACTAATGACATTTTTTCATACGCTGGTTCTACCTACAAAACTGCTTTAACAACTTTTTCAGGAGATACTAACGGTTCTGGTTCTGTTGGCAGAACAGTAAGTACTTGGCGTTCAACTGCTGCTATAACTTCTGTTGTTATGACCGCAGACGGTGACACTTGGAAAGTAGGCACTACAGCCACCCTCTATGGAATACTAAAGGCATAATTATGGCACTTACTTATCAACTAATTTCTAGCAATGTTCTTGCCTCTAGCGCCGCAAGTATTACTTTTAGTTCTATTCCTGCAACTTATACTGATTTGGTTATACGAATGAGTGTAAGATCTGACAGAGCAGCAACAACTGATACTGTTAAAATAACTTTTAATAACGATACAAGTAGTATTTATAGTTATACAAGAATTCGCTCAGATGCGGCAACAGTTACATCTGGTAGAGATAGCGCATTAGCGTATGCTAATACTGGCCTCACAAATGCCAATACATCAACCGCGAACACTTTTGCAAGTAGCGAAATTTACATACCTTCATACACTGTTTCCCAAAATCGTCCGCTTAGTGTTTTTACTACACAAGAAGATAACACAACTACTGCATACATACACGCGCAGGCTAATCTTTATTCATCTACAACTGCTATTTCAAGAATTGATTTAGCACTTTTAACGGGGCCAAATTTTCTTACAGGCAGTTCTTTTTATCTATACGGCATCAAAAACTCATAAGGAGCAATAAATGACAAAACCAACTAAAGTAATCGTGGACTGCTCAACAGGTGAGCAAACGGTTATAGAACTTACAGCGGAAGAAATTGCTGAGATGGAAGCGGCTCGCGTAGTTGCTGAAGCAGAGCGCGCAACTCAAGAAGCAGAGGCTCAGGCTAAGGCAGATGCAAAGGCATCAGCACTTGCTAAACTAGCCGCGCTAGGATTGACAGAAGAAGAAGCCAAAGCAATTGCTGGCTAACTAATTGTGAAGGGGGTCAATGATGGCAACTACATACCGTTACCTATTTGTTGATCTTCTCAGCAACACTATTATTGGCGAACTGCCTTTAACTGGTGTGGGCTTTACTCAACAATTAAATCAACCTGGAACTTTTCAAGGCCATTTGCTTTTGTCGGGCGTAAACGCAGACAAATACAATGTTGAACTTTCAACTATTCCTGCTCACTGCGGGCTGTATGTAGATCGTGATGGCGTTTTAGTATGGGGCGGGGTTATTTGGGGGCGCACATACAACAGCACCTCACAAATCCTTTCTTTTACTGCGCAGGAATGGATCTCATACTTTGATCACAGGCGCGTTACTCAAGATGTTCAATTTACAAACATTGATCAATTAGTAATTGCCAAAACTCTTATTGAAGATGCACAAAATGCAACCTATGGTGACATTGGCGTTGGCTATAACAGCGCAGGGCAAACAACATCAGGGGTATTGGTAAGCCGTACTTACTACAACTATGAATTAAAAAATGTATTTCAAGCCGTACAAGATCTTAGCCGTCAGGGTGATGGCTTTGATTTTTCAATTGATGTTGAGTATGACGGCGTTACAGATTTGCCTGTTAAAAACTTTAACACTTACTATCCGCGCAGTGGAACTGTTTATACTTATGGTGATCCTAATGTGCCTGTATTTACATTTCCTGCGGGCAACATGGTGGAGTATGAGTACCCTGAAGATGGTTCAGTTGTAGCCAACACCGTGTATTCACTAGGCGCTGGATCTAATGAAGGCAAACTAATTGCAACAGGGCAAGACACATCAAAACTTTTAGCGGGTTGGGCGTTGTTAGAAACAACTGCTAACTATTCTGACATTACAGATCAAACGGTGTTGCAAGAATTAGCCAACGCGCAATCTTTGGCTACTTCCTACCCGCCTGTTGTACTTAAAGTGGTTGTGCCTGCTTATGTAGATCCTGTATTTGGCAGTTACGCGCTAGGTGATGACGCTCGTATCATCATTACAGATAGCCGTTTTCCTAACACGCTTGATGAAATTTACCGCATTGTTGGCCTTACGGTTCAGCCAGGTGAAGATGGCCCTGAGCGCGTAACATTAACTCTTGCACAAGGAGCAGGAGAAGCGTAATGGCCTACATCAATCAACCAATTGATTTACACAGAATGTTTACCGACATTTATACCCGCTTAAACAAATTAGAAACGGCTACACGCTTTACATTTCCAAATGTAACTGTTGATCCCACATACCCGCGCATTGGTGATGCCTGGCTAAACATTACAGATAATGAAGCAAAGATAGTAGATAGCACTGGCACTGTTCGCATCATTAACTGGACATAACAGTTATACTTTTTCACCATGAACGCATTAGATTGGGCCGCATTAGCCGTTAGCATCAGCACTATTTTAGGTGGCTTTGTAGCGGCGGTTAGATGGCTTGTAAAACATTATTTAAATGAATTAAAACCTAACGGTGGCAGTTCATTACGAGATGAACAAAATAGGCAAGGTGACACAATCAAGCGTTTGGAAAGCCGCGTTGATGAAATTTATCGCCTGCTTCTTAATCGCTCTTAGCCTTACAGGGTGCGGGTATCAGGGCTACACGCGCTATCCTTGTCAGGAATTTGTGAACTGGGAAAAGGCAGAATGTAACCCGCCACAATGTGAAGGCATTGGGCAATGTACAAAGGATCTGTTACCTAATGTGGAATTACAAAATGGCTAGACGCAAATACACACCTGAAGAATTACATGCGCGTTTAATTGTTACTATAGGAATTATGCTGGCGTTAGTATTTGCTGGCTCAGTTTTTGCCATGTTGTACGCGTTGGTGTTTGTCACTCAACCTATGGCGCAAGCGCCCAATGATGCCGCTTTCATTGATCTTGTTTCTACTCTATGCGTATTCCTTACAGGCACACTTTCAGGCATTTTGTCGGCTAATGGACTAAAATCTAAACCAAAGCCACAGGAAGGTAAAGAAGATGAGCCTAAATAAAGTAATAGAATTTTGTGAAGCATCAGTTGGGTACACAGAAAGCACAAACAATGACACTACATTTGGTAAATGGTTTGGCCTGAACAATCAACCCTGGTGCGCAATGTCTGCATCAAAGATGTATTTTGATGCTGGAATTATTGCATCAGTAGCCAACACAAAAAAAGGGTTTGCTTCTTGTGATGCCTGGTTAAAGTACCTAACAAAGAACAATCAACTTGTGCCTATCGGTCAAGCAAAGCGCGGAGATCTTGTGTTTTTTCAATTTGATGAAGATGCCGAGCCTGATCATGTGGGCATTGTTAAGTTCCACCACACTACGCTTAAATACCTGCAAGTATTTGAGGGCAATACATCTTCAGGTAAGGCTGGAAGCCAGTCAAACGGTGATGGGTTTTACCTAAAGAAGCGTGACTATAAAACAATCATGGCGGTAGCCCGCCCAAAGGAGTAACAATGGATAAGAAGCACCTAGACATGTTGAAATCAGCAATTCGCCATTTTGCAGTTACCGCTGTTGCGCTCTATGCCGCAGGAGTAACTGACATTGAGGCACTTGCATTTGCAACAGCGGCGGCAGTTGTTGGCCCTGCAATCCGCGGCATTGACAAGACAGATCCCGCATTTGGATTGGTTGCAGACCATGTGAGCGCTGAGATTGATAAGTTGGCAAAGGCAAGCAAGAAGAAACCTACAAAGAAAACTAAATAAGTAAACGGCCCCGCTAACGCGGGGCTTTTTACTTTGCTGTACGCTTTATTTAGGAGGCTCAAACATGGCATTAGAAAACGCGTTGCAAGAGATTATTAGCAAAAGGACTGTTAGGCGTTCAGGTGGCGTTTGCAGTTATCAAGAGATGTACGACAATTTACCCGCAAATGATAAAAAAACATTAGATGAAGCCTGGGGTAAAGGCTATCCAGTTAGTTTAGTTGTGCAGGCTTTGCGCGCAGATGGCCACAAATGCAGTGCAGACACAATCCGATTACACAGGAGCGGAACTTGCAGGTGTCCAAAAGAGTAGAAGAAGTTCTTGATGATCGCCAACATGAATACGGTAGCGCTCGCAAAAACTTCACAGCCATAGGCCGCATGTGGGGCGCTCTCTTAGACATTGAGGACATTGATCCTGCCATTGTTGCGTTGATGTTTGATGCCGCAAAATCAGTACGGATCACAGCCAACTTAGAACATGAAGATAGTTGGATAGATAAAGAAGGCTACACACACCACGGCAAGGAGATTGTGTTTACAAATGAGCCTTGAAAAAAGATTACAGGACATGCCTGATGGCATTGAGTCAGAAGATGTTAAAGAACTACGCCAGGTTATTTTGCGATTGCAAAAACAACTCAAGCAATCTAAAGAACGCAATGAAGATTTAGTAGAAGCAACTCACCGCGGTGCTTATGATGCAATGATTTCATTAGGCAAAGTGCCACCTGTTTCAGCGCCACAAAAAGACACACGCAAAGTAAATGCTGAAGTGGCTTTGATCCATTCAACGGATTGGCAAGGCGCAAAAGTTACAACCAGTTACAACAGTGAAATTATGCGTGATCGCGTTATGCAATTTTCAGAAAAAGTTGTGCATTTAACTGACCTGCAACGCCATCATCACCCTGTTAATGAATGTGTTGTGATGTTTGGCGGTGACATGGTTGAAGGTTTGTTTAATTATCCTGCGCAGTTATGGCAGATAGACGCTTCATTGTTTGGACAATTCACAACAGTCTCAAGGCTTTGTGTGGATTTTGTGCGCACCATGTTGGCCAACTTTGAAAAGGTTACAGTAATTGCAGAGTGGGGAAATCATGGGCGCATTGGAGGCAAGCGCGCAGAAGTTCCAAAATCTGACAATGTGGACAGAATGGTTTATGAAATGAGCCGTCAGATCCTTGCAGGAGAAAAGCGTTTAACCTGGGAAGATTGTCCAGAGGACATTCAAGAAGTTGAGATCGGCAATTACCGCGCCCTACTTATGCACGGTGATGAATTAGGCCGCTCAGGATTTGCAAGCCCTGCGGCATGGATTGCAGGTGCTAACCGTTGGAAAGCGGGCGCACATGACTACGATTTTCATGACATTTTCTTAGGGCATTACCACCGCCATGCACAAGAGCCAATTCAAAAGCACTACAACATTTATTGGACAGGATCAACAGAGTCAGATAACCGTTATGCGCGTGACTCAATGGCCGCTAGTGGCAGACCATCACAGCGTTTGCATTTTGTAGATCCGATTAAGGGAAGAACTACAGCCCAGTACCAGGTATGGTTGGACTAATCCTCATCATCATTATCTGAATACTCAGATGTAATGAGGCGCATGTCAGAAACATCAACGCCATGTTCTGTTGCTTTATCCATTGCATCTTTAAATGTTGATAAACAACGGTTGGTTAAATCGCTCACCATGTCGGGATAAGTTGCCTCACTACCTAATTCCACGACAAGACCGCCTAAGCGGATTGAGATTTGTGAATAAGCCATGATTTCCTCCTGGCTATAAGTATGACACCACCGACACGCCAGGCACATAAATTACAGGGTTCTTGTATTTGTCAGCCCCATGCGGTTCAATTCTCCTCACAAGGGCTAGTTAGCCCCCCAACAGGAAGGCAAGACATGGCAACATACAAAGGCCCATTAGATTACATAGATGTGGCAACACGCTTGATTGAGTTTAGAGAAAAGCACCCAACAGGATCATTGCAACAAGTCAAAGTTGAGTTTGTAAATGTCAATAATAAAGATTGGGTAATTTATACAGCCGCGGCTTACCGCACACCTGATGACATACGCCCTGGAATGGGTACGGCATGGGAGCCAGTGCCAGGGCCAACATCTTTTACAAGAGATAGCGAAGTTCAAAACGCTGAGACAGCCGCATGGGGCCGCGCAATGGTTGCCGCTCTTGCTGTTGATACTAAAAAAGGCATTGCATCTTCTGAAGAAGTACGCAACCGCCAAACAAAATCAGTTGATGCACCACAAGCCAAAGCACCTGCGGCAAAGCGCGAATACACAGAAGAAGAAAAAGCAAGCGCATTTGCAGTTTACAGTTTGGTTGAAACTCAATCAGACATTGAAGAACTAAAAGCCGCATGGCAATTAAACGCAGATCTGCTTGATGTTGTAGTTGAAGGTTTTACTTTGCGTGATCACATTTTGGCGCGCAAGGCGGCTCTCAATGGATAACAGCGTCATCATTGCGGGCAACGCTCAGCGCACATCAATTGCCGCGGCAGAAAAAGTTTTGCCTAGAACTGGCTCATTGAAACTTAAAGTGTATGAGTACATTGTGGGCCAGGGCATGCGCGGCGCTACGGATTATGAGATTGAAAAAACATTACAGATAGAGGGCAACACAGTACGCCCAACCAGGATCAACCTTGTCAAAAGCGGATACATAATTGACACAGGCACAACAAGAAAAAACCACCACAACAATGACTGCATAGTTTGGCGCGCAGTAGAGGAAGGAATGATGCTATGAGCAACAAAGACAATAAGTTTCAACCTGATGCGGGATTTGTAGTAGCCGTTCATCAAAACATTTTAGGAATTAGAGCAGTTGCATCAGCGCTTGATGTATTTCCTGAAAAGTTGGCAGAGGCAATGGCCACTATGGGATTTCAATTTATCCCTGATCCTTTCAACCTTTCATCTGACGCGGGTAAAGTAATTGCGTTGCAAAATAAAAGAGAAAACGCAAACATCAGCCTGGTACAAGATCCTGTACAAGAGGAAGCAGATAATGAGTGAGATCATTACGCCCGCAATGGTGGAGCAAAAATTACGCGGGCTTTCCAAAGAGGTAGATGAAGCGCATAAAGTTTTGATAGAAGTGGAAACTATCTATCACAGCGTTAAAGCAGATTATGAAATTGCTATGGCAAAATCACGCATGACTTTTGCAACGCAATCATCACCAACAGGCAAGAATTACACAGTGGGTGAGCGTGAGGACATGGCGCTTATTCAAAATGAGGAATTGCACAAAGACATGTCAATTGTTCAAGCCAAAGTTTTAGCCACCCGCGCTAACACCAACAGGCTCAAGATGCAGGTGGACATTGCCCGCTCTGTAGGCACATCAGTGCGCACCAGTATGGATCTCACATGATGTTATTTACTACATTTGTAGTAGGACTTATTGCGGGTTATTGGGTTTACCCGTTGCGCATGGCATGGAAGTTGTACAGAATTAGTAAGCAATTAACCCGCTTAGAAATTGATCACATGAAGATGATGGAAGATTTACGCGGGCCACAATGGAATGAGGATAACTTGTGATTGATTTACAACAGATGGTTACTAAAACCTTAGTAGCCAATGACAATGCCAGGGCTAGATCACAACAAACAGCCATTGGGCCATCTGCAATTGGCGGGTGTCAGCGCAGACTTTGGCATGACATAGCGCAAACAACGCCTACAAATGTAGGTGACAAGTTGGGCGCAATTTTAGGTACTTACATTCACACAGGTATTGAAGAAGCAATCCGCCGTGAAGATCCATTTGGCGTTCAGTATGAATTGGAAATTGCGGTTGAAGCAAATGGTGTACCTGGCCATGTAGATTGCTACGACAAAATAAGCCACACCGTTATTGACTGGAAAACCATAAAGAAGGGCAGTGGCCGTTATTTTGGTGGCAACAACAGACAACAAGTTTGGCAAGTTCATCTTTACGGTTATCTGCTCAAGCAAAATGGATACATTGTTGAAGATGTAGCACTTGTTGGAATTCCGCGTGATGGAAAAATGTCAGACATTTTGGTGTACAACCAACCTTATGATGAAGCCATTGCATTAGAAGCGTTGGCGCATTTAGAAAAAACGCGTGAGATGGTTGCTCAACAATTACAACCTAAACCTGAAAAACCGTTGGCATTTTGCGCAGACTTTTGCCCCTACTACGATCCGACAGGAGTAGAAGGTTGCCCAAGTACACAGAAGTAGATTGGGAGCAGGCAGAGTGTAAGCGTTTGGAAATTTACACAGATCTCTTTTATGACATTGAAGAAGAAAGATCTGTAAACGCTTATGACCACATCAACGCGGTGCGGGCTATCTGCCTCTCTTGCCCTATTTGGAAAGATTGTTTAACCTACGCGTTCCAAAATGAAAATTACGGAATGTGGGGTGGCATGACTAGCCAGGAAAGAGCAAGCATTGATGCACCATTGAAGTACCCCAATCAACGCATTAGAGGATTACAAGCATTAAAAGAAAACGGAATTACATTGGAAGAAAT